CCTTGATATTCCGCCTCACCATTTGCCATTTTTTCTGCATGACGCATTTGTGCGTCTGCCATAAGCATTTTAGTTCTTTGACGGTTTTTAAAAATGTGAGAGCCAGCTTGAGCGGCTAATTTAATAGCGCTAAACCACATATTAGTACCAAGTAGCTTTTCTTTTCTTTTCAGCTAACATTCCTTTTTGACCTTTGACCTGTTCTTTGTCTCCCATTGGCAAACCATTGAACGCTTTGTCAGCTGTAGTCTTAGATCTAGGATCTACTTCTACATTTTGATCAGGAATGTTAATCATTTTTTGTTTTTTATAGTTCATCATGATTTTTTACCTTTTTCTACTCCTTTTATAACACCTTTATTCTTAGATGCATAGAATATCTTTTCACCTTTTTTCTTACCATACTTTTTTTTCATGGATTTCATGATTTTTTTACCTTTTTCAGTCATCGGCATGATTAATCGTCCATCATTACTTTAGCTTGACTAATTCCTTTGCCTGCAAGGCTTACTCCAGCTCTTAATTTAGCTAAATCTTCGTTTTGTTCCATCTTATCTTCAGCTAATTCTCTTGCTTGCATCAATTTTGCTCTGTTTAACTCTACTTGAGACTTGTCATATTCTTTTTTACGTTCATTTTCCATTGCTCTTAGGTCAACTTCACGTGCTTTTAGCTTCAATAGTGGGTCTGAATCGAATTGAGAAGTAATTTTGTTCTCTTCTTTCATAAAATCATCAGTCATTTCAGCTATTAACACTGCTTTTCTTGCTTCAATTTGTTGTGTCATCTGTTGAAGTTGTTGTTGAACCTGTGGATTTGTTGCAGCTTGCTGTTGCATCATCTGCATTTCAGCTAATTGCTCTCTAAATTCAAGTTGAACTTGTTCTTGAGCCATAATTGAAATGTGTTCTAGTATATTTTTTTGTATTGATGCCATAATCGCAGGATTATTTCTAACCATGTTAGTTGACATGAAGTTTAAATGCGCTGTGATGTGAGCTTGATGGTCTTGACCTGGGAAAGCTTGGAAAGGTTTACCACCTAAAGCATTAATATGTTCTAAACTTGGATCCATTGGAGCCATTGGTGCTGGTGGAGGTAGAACTGCATCTACATCTTTTACTCCAATTGCTTCATACATGTTTCTATAAACTTGATACATGTTGTGTAAGTTTGGATTAGCAGTTGCAATTTGTAATTGCGTTTGTGCTAAAGTAATTCTTTGAGACATTGAAAATATATTAGGATCCGCAACTGGGATTACATCTACTCTATCATCAAAATCTGTTTGCTTAATATTTCTTGCACCACCTACAACATCATAAGGATATTCTGGTGGTAAATATTGTGCAACTATTTTTCCTAATAATTTAAATTCATTCTTCATTGCTGCATAACATCTTTTGTGAATTGCAGACATAACTCTTGAACCACGTTCTAATAATGCAACAGTTGTACCTACAGCTGCTCCTTGGTTACCATCACCAACTTGCATATCAGCAATAGCCGCGAATCTTTGACCTGCTTGAACAACAACTCCTAATAATTGTAATAATGTTGGAGAAGGTTCTTTGTATGGTAAAGGAAAGAATGCATCTCTTAATGATCCACCCGGTGCATCTACATCTTTAAACTCACCTGGTTGAATTGGAGAAGCTTCATCTCTAACTCTTACACCACGTTGTTTAAATCCTGCAGGTAAGTTTGCAAGTGTACCCGCGTCTAGCAATTGACGGAGAGCCGTCGTTGCTGTACGGCTCAAACCGCCAATCATATGAATGAGACCAAAGCCATAAAATCCTAGTCCTGGCAGAAATTTGAAATGGACGAAGTATTGGATTTTATTTTTCTTTATGTCATCGGGTGCATAGTTCCTTCTAATAGAAAGAACTTTTCTACTACCTTCTTCGACTGTTACGATGTAAGGTAATTTTATTCCAGTTGGTTCGCCATCAGCTCCAACGTCTTCGAAACCTTCTAAATCTAAATTAGTATGACATTCCAATAAAGTGTACATGTCATCTTGTTTTCCAGATCTTCGTGTACCTTCTAATTCATGTTCTTTTTTTTCTAACTCATTAGAGTCGCTAGATCCAGGTGTTCCTAATTCAACATCAGAATAAAACCCATTGACTTGTTGTTTTCTTAATTCGTTCTCAGAAATTTTTACAGTATGAATTACTGCCTCCGCATCATCTAATGAGGTAGCTGTATACGGGACAACTAATTCATCTGCTGGTACAAACTTTGATACCACTCTTCCCATATTTACATCATAGTAAATTTTTTTAAATGTTGATCCTGATAATGGTAAATGAAATAACATAGAATCAAATTCAGATTCATATTCTTTCATTTGATCCATAATTAAATAATTCATGTAATCTTTAACACGTTGAGCTTGTTGCTCTGTTTGTGGATTTTTAATTCCGATTACTTGTGTTCTAACTGGACCATCTGCAGGTAATAATTCTTTGTAAGCTTGAGCTTGGAATTGAGTTACTGCTTCTGCTAATACTGGGTGTGTTGCACCTGAAGCACCTTGGAAAGGTTCTGTTCTATTATCATATTTAAATCCTAATAGGTCTAAACCTTTTGTGTAAGATTGTTCCCAATCTTTTCTTGAATTTTTATAATCCATAAAGTTTTGAACCATTTCATTTCCAATAGGTTCTAAAACTTCGTCTGGTAAAATATCTGCTAAGTTATCAAAATGATTTTGTGATCCCGTAGTGTTTACTGCACTTGGATCAAAATCAATAGTTGCACCACCATCTTCTTCTGGTGTTATTTCAACGGGTCCTTTTTCTACTTCTTCCTCAACACCAACTTCTTCTTGCATCTCCTCTTCTGAAGGGATTTCAATTTCCGTACGTGTGTTAGGGAGTCCTTTGTCTATATCTGCCATTTAATACTCCTAGTACCTCTTAACATTGTTTTTAACAGATAGCAACCCTTGAGGCGTTGGGCCTGATTGAGGGGGAATTGAGCTAGGTCTTCTAATTTCTGCTATTCCTCCGCCTGCTAAATTAGCAACTCCTCCTGCATCTGCAATTCTTTGCATTGCTTCTTGTTCTTGAAATTGCGATCTTAAAACATCTAATCCTCCTAAAGTTCTTGCAAAACTTGGAGTAAGTCTTTCCGTTGTTTTTAAATCTATAATATCTTGAGGATTATAACCTGCATCTTGTAACATTTTAATTAAATCTTGATCAGAGTATTGAGTATATAAATTTTTCATTTCTCTCATAGCTTTTAATCTTCTTAAATTAATAGGATCATCTCCTTGAGGAACTGATAAGACACCAAAGTCAGCTTGTTGTTTTCCAGACTGTCCTTGTAAATATTCTTGTGCAACTTTTGTTGCATCTTTAAATGCTTCACTAGATATAACATCTGCAGACTGACCTGCTAATCTACCCTGTTCTCTTGCTTCTGCTGCAGCAGGTAAATATTGATCTATTCTTCCTCTTGATTTTGCAAGATCTCTTTCTTCAATTGCTTTATTAAAAGCAGATAACTGATCTTGTGCTGAAAATCCAGATCTTAAAATATTTTTATCAGCTGTACTTTGTAACATACGATCTCTTTCCATTAACATTGGATCTAGTTCTCCTCTATATTTTCTTGGATCTAAATATGATAAATAACTTTCAGCCCATGCTTGATTTAACGGTTTACCACCTAAAACTTTATTACCAATAATCGCACCTTCAAATACTGCTTCACCAAGCAAGGCACCTGGTCCTAAAACATTTTTTAATAAACCACCTCTAGATGCAACTTTAGCAACATCAACTAATTCCTGTGCAGCTTTTTTATTTCCTGATGCTGCTAATTTTTTTTGTTCTATTAAACCATCTCTAATACATTCGTCACTTAAAGCAAAACCAATACGTCCACCCTCCGCCATACCCACTTTACACTGAGGAAGTTTACTATAACTTGTTATTTTTTGTAAAAAATTTTTTGCATTTTCTTCAGATCCTAGTCCTGAAACACGATACGTTTCTTTTTTAAATTTAGGACTCTGTTTAAAAAAATCTTCTCCTAGATCTTTAATTACTTTTTGACCCGCACTTCTGTAATAACTTGGTTGTTCTAAAACTGCCTCAGGAGTCTCAAACATTGCTTTAGCTAAATCTGATTTATTTTTTATAAAAGCTTCTTCATATGCAGGGCCTTTCAAACTTCCAAAATCTTCTTGCAAATTATTAATAATCATTTTTCTTAACTTTGGATCTTCAACTTTGTTGTAAGCATAATACATGGCTAAATTAAATTTACCACTTTCGACTCTTAAATTACTAAAAGGATTTTTACCAGCAACACCTCCTGTTTTATCACTGTGTCCGATTGTTAATTTATCTCCTGTGTCTTTTAATAGTTGTTGTAGGGTTATTTTTTTACCAGGATCATTTGGATCAGGAACTAATTTTGCTCCTGCTCTTGCCATTTTGTAAACATCGTTAAACAATCCAGAATTATATCCTTTTGTTCTTAAAGTATCTTTAGTAAAAAACTGACCTTTGTATGTAAAACCATATTTATTACCATCAAATATTCTTGAAGCTTTTTTCATATCTCTAGGTAATTTATCAAAATCTAATGGTTCACCGATAGGTTGTCCTTTTTTATTAAATTTATAAAATTGAATTTCTGAAGGAGTTCCTCTTTTTTGATTTAACAAAGCGTGTCTAAGTGCAAAGTTATATATGTTTTGTTCTGGCTTTGAATAGTTTGGTTTAAGACCTTGTACGTTTTTTAAATCTACACCGCCTTTTAAAAATTTAGCACGTTCAAAAGCTTCTTGAAAAGTTTGACCTACATAAGGTTTTGCATTCTTGGCAAAGTAATCAAAATTTTCTTTTATATCTAAATAAGGTTTGTGAGTGTTTAGTGTTTTTTGAATAAATCTAGCATCTGCTTTAAATCTTTTTGAACCATTTTTAGGAGTAACGGTATCAGATATCATTTTGTATATTATATTATATTCTTCAATATTACCGGTAACTTTAGGATTATAAAGTTTTACATCTTTTGTTATAATTTTATCAAAAGCTTTTTTTACTTTATCCTCTGGTTTATCCATTTGATTTAAAAGTGCTACTTCATCAGGATTATCTTGAGCAGTTAATCTTTTAACCCCTAATTTGTTGTATATGTCTTCTTTTCTATACAACATGGTTTCAGAGTTATTATGTTTATCTACTAATTTTTGAATAGCCTTTAATCTTTTATTTTTCTTCCCTTGTTTAACTCCTACTTCAAATTCTTCTGTAGGATTAAATTCAATGTTTTTATTATTTCTAATTCTTGTAGCAATTGATACTGCTGTTTTGTCATCAAATTTATTTCTTAAAAAATTTCTAAATGGAATTGGATTTTTACCAGTTAAAGATTTTCTCCATTCCTTTATTAACTCAATGTCATCTGCATCTATGATTCTTTTTCTTCCTGGTGTAACAGTATACTCTCTACCATCATCTAAAGTTCTAATAACTTCTGTTCCTACTTTAAAACCAGTTCGTCCACCATTTTGTTTTGGTGTACGTTCTTGTGGGCTATATTCTATAATTCTATCTAGAATAGACATTCTATTCTCCTAATAAGTAAGCAAGACCACCTGATGATAAAC